ACAATATTATCTGGGTCATCTTTTAATGCACTTTTCATCTTTTCTAAGTTTCTTAAATCATCATCAGAAAATCCAATTGTAGGTATAAAATTATTGCTTACATCATTTTTAAGGTAAGGAGTCTGCCCAAGTTTTTTTGACATATTAATAACATACCTTGAAAATTCTTTTATTGCGTCAACTTTTCCTTGTTCGGGACTTTGTGCGGACCCCTTTCCATAAGTAACAGGATAATATTTGTTCATATTTAAATATTGTTCTATTAACTCAGAATCACTTAATTCATCTTCACCGGCAATTTCTCTATATTTCTTTAAATTTCTTACAAGTTCTTTCTTTGAGAGTCCTTTATATCCGACTTCTATAAGATTTTCGATAGCCTGCTTGATTGTCTCGGGAGAGTGTCCTCTTGCCGTTATAATGGAGAAAATTGACCCTCCATTAATACATTCTAAAAAATCATCCCAAGCTGGGCCAGTTTTTGCAAGTAAGGAATCAATTATAAATTTTTTATTTCCTGATTCAGAAAAATTTCTAAAAGGATTTTCGGCAAAACCAACTATAGTTTTACCTTTATATTCAAAATCTTCTGTGCCAATTTTTGTCCTATGTTCGGCAAAATCTTCCGTACCCATACCAATTTCATTTCCATCAGAATCTTTTAAAATAATCTGAGTCGGCATATACATTAAATTATCATCCCAGTCAAAGGCATAATACTTTAAATCGGGAGTTAATTCTTCTTTAAAACCTTCTACTAACTTTAACTTCATAACTATAAATATATTAAAAACAAAAAACCCCCTGTTTCCAGAGGGTTTTTAAATTTATTTGTTTTGAAATATTAGATATTTTCGAAACTTGCACCTTGTGGAGTGATAATGAACTCGATGTCAATAAATTCAAGAGCCTTAGTTGGCTTCAAGAAGATACGTCCTGACATTTGGTTAGAATCGAAATCCTCAGGGTTATTTGATACAGTTACACGGAAATCAGTAATACCACGGTCTCTTCTGATAGCGTCCAAGATTGGGTTTACTGAATCTAAGAACTGTTGTCTTACAACTGCGTCGTTTTGTTCGAACAACAATCTGATAGCCACTGCTGAAATCAACTTACGAGCTTGTAACAACAAACGTCTTACGTTAACTCTATCAAGAGGACTTTCTCTTACTTGGAGTGTCTTATTACCCCAAATTACAGTACCAACGTCGTTGAATGTTGCAATTGGGTTAAGTCTTCCTTGGTAAAGAGTATCTCTATCAAGTTGTGTAAGTCTACGTCTTGCTCTTACTGAGTTAACAATACCTCTTGTGTAACCTGCGGTTGCGAACCAAGGGAATGCAATGTTATCAGTAAGTGCCAAGTTACGACATACTTCAGCAGTTGCTGGAATGTAGATTTGAGTGTTATATACACTATCACGAGTCAATACCCATGGGTAATAAGTAATAGTGTAGTTTGAGTCAATGCCCGCATCTTCCAATGCAACTACCGCATCTTGTGGATATACGAAGTTATCCATAGAACCTGAAGGTTGTAACAAATCAAAGTCAGGAGTTGTAGTAACATAAATTGAGTCAGCTCTGTCAATTTCAACCATATCGATTGCCGCTCTTACCAATTTAAAGTTATTTACGTGGTCAATACCTGGAGTTGCAAAAACGTTAATGTTAATATATTGAGGATTGTTGAATGACTCAATACCTAACAAGTAAGCGTAATAGTCAGTATTTGCGTAATCAGATGTATTATCTTCTACTGTTATTTGTCTAAATGCTCCCCATCCTGTTGCGTTTGCGTAAGGTTGACAACCTGCTCTTGCACCATACAAATAACCAGTTTTACCAAGTACGAAGTTATCACTGTTAGTTCTATATTCTCTGTAAACATCCCAACCGTCAAAACCACCGTAAGGAAGTACTGTAAATTTACGAGAATAAGTTCTAAAGTATGTTTCGTTAGAGTCTGTTGGTTCTGTATTAAATTGTCCAGCACCTACTTCAAATGCCGACTCACCTGATGTTGAATATACAGAAGAGATTAATACAACACTGGCACCGCTATCCATGTGGAAACCTTTAGTAAGATATGACCAGTTATCATATGTCTGTTCAGTACAAGTCCAACCTGATGGATTTTGTTTACCTTTGTAATCGAAGAAATTAACGTCCCATCCAACAGATGTGCTAAATCCAAGATAACTTCTTCTAACATTATCACCTGAACTAATTACTTCATCATCTACTCCCAAAATAGTACCAAATGGTGGATTATATAATACATCACCAGGTGCGTTATATTGAGTTTTGTAGATTGGAAAGGAGGAGTTGCTGTTGAATAATTTCTTATCAAGTATCCCTCAAAACCTGCTGGAAGAGCGTCTGATGGAGCGTCCTCATTAACCTCAAGCATAATGTATTTAGAATTTATTGCATATTCGCCGTCAGTTGTACCAATTTTTTTAGCAACATAGTTGTTTTGAGCTGGGTCCATTGAACAGCTTGTATACTTTTCTAAAATTACAGGATTTGCGTCAGTATCATTATATTCTCTTACAAGTACATCAAATGTCATAAGGTCAAAAGACATATTTGCAACGGATAATTTAACTTCTCTGTTTGCCGAATTACCATCTGAAATAGTGATATATCTGAAAAGTTGATAAACTGTATTACCACGGAGTTCAGAAACAATCCATGGAGAGTATGCGGTTTGATATCTTTCCAAATAGTTTGCAATTGAAGTTGAATTATTACCTTGTGCTTCGGGTAAATAAATCAATGATGAATTTAATCCTCTGATGTAACCTTTATTGTAACCATGGTATAATAATGTTGGGAATCTTTCTTCTACAAATACAGGCACATCAACTCTATTCTTTTGGAAGTTACCTGTACCTAAAACTTTACTTATAAAGTTAGAGTTGGTATCGTCTAATGAAATCTCAAAAGTTGTAACCGCAGAATCTTTATCCGTAACACTTACACCAAATGTACCATAAGGATTTTCACTTGACCCTGAGTAAGCTCCTGTAAAATCTAAAGTTACAGAGTTACCTGTTACCTGATATTGGGGTCCGTGCTTAGTTGTAGAATACTCAGTAATACCTCTTGAACGTAAAGTTGCCATAACTACATTATCCCAAGCAGTATAAGCGGTACCTAAATATGGGAAAATATCATAAGTAATAGTACCTGTTGCAGGGTTACCAGGAGTATAAGCACTTACTCTTGCATACCAAGAATAACCAGAATATGTACCCGAGCCAGATGGTCCAAATGCACCATAAAACCATGGGTCATTATTAGGGTCAGTTAAAGTATTACCTGAATAAACCGCATTATCAACACCAAAATTATTTACAACAGTTCTTGAACCAATTGCGGTATCTCCTGAAGTATGTAAAGAACCCCAAACACTAATTGTTGATGCACTTAATGTTGAGTCAGCATAAATTGATAATATATAAGCATCCAAATCGTCTTGATAAGATGATGTACTACCGTCAAATTTTATGTAAGGTCTTGAGAAATCAACTCCAGCTGATGTTGCCGAAAAAGTTGTTAATGATGAATAAGTAACAACTGATGTTCCAGTGTTCAGAGAGAAAGCTATGGTTGCAGTACCAGCGGCTGGTGCCCCCTGCCTTACAGTAGATGCATCTACATTTGCTACTGAAGTTAATGACCAAGATGGTCCTGCATCATAACCTGAAAGACCAAGTACTCTTGATACAAATAATTGATTTGATTGTTGTAAGTATGCCTTAGCAATATACGCTAATTCATACTTTGGAATTTGTGTGTTCACAAATTTTTCCGGATTTGTAGTACCAAAATAAGCTTGGAACTCTTCATAATTTGTCACAAAAATAGGTTCAAAAGCTGGACCTTTCAGTGTTTCACCTGCAATACCAAGCGTTGTAACACCTACACTTTGTGCAACATACGAAAGTTCGGTTTCGGTAGTATAAACACCGGGAGAAACGAAAACTTTTGTTGCCATTGATTTTTTGTTTTTTAAAGATTTATTTTTCAATAAATACTATCTAAAAAAACAAAAGTTTTTATTTTATAAAACTATTTATTTAAAAGTAAGAATTAATTCTTACTTTTTTCTGCTTTGTCAATTAAGAACCTCAAAATATCAGAAGAATCCCATACAATACTAAAAAAGTACTGTCAAAAGAAAGGACTGAAGATTCATAAATTCTTAGAGAATCTAATAATTGAGAACTGCTCCGAGAAAAAAGATTTATATGGAGAACTTTAAAGTAACTCTACCGATAGTTGTATTTTTGAAGGAATTGTATTATCAGTTTTTACAATATTAATCAATAATACATCTTCAGAATTTACAGTTAATTTAGACTCAGGTTGATTTAAAATATCATCACCATAAAACAATCCATTAATTGTAAATGTATAAGAATCAATATTGTCCAATCCAACAAGTCGTAAATTTGCATTATATTTAAATTCTTGTGTAAAACTTGTGTTACCAAATGGAAAATCGAATACTAAATCAAAATTTGAACTCGTGTCAGTTGTCCTACGATTTTTCTTAACTTTTGGGGATTTTTCGTTTGTTTCTAAAAGTGTGAAAGTTCGACTAACACCTGGACTTACTTGGAATTCGTTTTCGTCCATTAAAAATCCCATCATTGTAAAATTATAACTTTGAATGTAATATTTTCTTTTCTCAATTTCAGTAACTGACTCGTCTTGAAGGTCGTCCATTATAATTGGAATATAGTGCCCTTTAATAACTGTGTAAGCTTGTCTTGATGAGAATTTTTCTACAACAACTTTGTTAAACGCATTTAATTCTCTCATTCTGTTACAAATGATTTTTATTGAGAATTTAATGTCAACTGGAACTGGCTGAGGTATTGTGTAAACATCCATACCTTTAACTCCGTTTTCCCAATTTGGGACCATGGCATAAAAAAATTGTTTTCTATTTGGAATTGTATATTGAAGGGATGGAAGTGTCCCGTACTTAACCTCAGGATTTCTAACTGTTGTAATCACAGGCACACTAACATTTTTATCCAAATCATTAATATTCCAAGTCTGTGTAAACTGAGCCCAGTTTTGAGTTGTAATTAAAATATCAACAACAGGAACAACTTTACCGTCAGTAACAACTCTTAATTCATTTTTAACAAAATCTAAGAATCCCCTGTCTAAATCTTCATGTAATATGGATTTAGGTAAAAAAGTTCCATATTGATTTATTTGGTCCAACATTTCTTGTCTGCGTGAAGGACCATATAACTGAGGAGTTAATTTTATATTCTTTTTTATTTTTTTACCAAATGCCATTATTCTTCGTTGTTATGTCCACATTTATGACATATATAAGGGTCATGTCCACCTTCTGATAATTTCCAAGACCATCCACACTCATCACAAGTTACTTTTCCCAAATCAAACATTTTGATTAACTTTCTAAATTGTTCTTGAGTTATTTTTATTCTCATAATCCCCTAAATTCATTATTATTTACAGGAACTGCAATTATTGTACGATAGAATGGTTTGTACCCACCGTAAGTATGTTTATTATCCGACACAACACGACCATCATTTGCAACCGAGTAATATCTAACTCTTTTTTCAGTTTCATAATATCCAACATAATCACCAAATTCAATTTCAATTCCAAGTTCGTCAAGGTGAGTTTGGTAAACTGAAATTCTAATATTGCCTGGTTCCATTTGGTCAAGTTTAGAATTACCCAAAAATTTATTTTCAGGTGCAGATACTTGAACAAATGCTTTGAACTCTACAGGTGGATGGAACTTAATTGAATCCATTGTTGTTTCTCCGTAAATGTCATCCGTATTTGTTTTGGTTCTGTCAACTTTATATAGGACAAGAGTAAAATTCATATCTCCTTCTAACCATTCCCTTCCCATTCCGACATCTAAGTCAAAGTCTTCAGCTCCGAAAAATTTATTTAATCTTGTAATTGGGACATTCCTTTGTGCCATATTGATAAATATCTAATTTTGAATTATAATTACTATAGTGCAAGAATCTGTTGACATTAAAAGTATCGAACAGAAAGCCCTACAGATATTAGAAGAGTATAAGGGCTCGAATAACTATATCCTAAAGTTAAAACAACAGCATGCGGTTAACCAAAAGTTTATCCCAACAAGAGCTCAGTGTGATTATATAATCGGGTTTAATCAAGTAGAACCAAAAGTTGCAAAAAAATGGGTTGAAGTTGATTCATATTTTGCAAAGAAACTTGTTGATGACAACCCATTCATTAAGGAACCTGATAAAATATACGTTGAAAAACTTCTTGTAGAAAAAGATAAATCATATCACATATGGGGCAAGATTTTTAGTGGGGATACAGTTCACGATTTTTGGATTCCTAAAACCGCAATACACAAAGCAAAAACAAGAACTGCTGAAGTAGATTGGAATAAGTATTCTCACAGACCGGCTCTTAATCATCAAAAAGAATGTATCATTAAACTTCTTGAAAATGACAAATACATTGTTGCCGATGATATGGGTCTTGGAAAGACAACCTCTACAGTTATTTCATCTATTGAAAGTGGGGCAAAAAAGATTTTAATTATTTGTCCTGCAACACTCAAGATAAATTGGAAAAGAGAAATTGCTCTTTATACTGATGAATCTACTTACATTGTTGAGAGTAAAAAATGGGAGGAGGGTCACAAATATTATATTATAAATTATGATATAATGAAAAACTTTCACGAGCCAAAATCAAAAGATTCTATTTTGATGAAAGAGAATTTTGATTTAGTTGTAATTGATGAAGCCCATTATATTTCAAATCCCCAGGCCCAAAGAACAAAAATTATAAATGATTTGGTTGGAAATTCTGAAAGACTTTGGCTTTTAACAGGAACTCCGATGACATCGCGTCCGATGAATTATTATAATCTTTTAAATTTAATTGAAAGTCCTGTTGCCGCAAATTGGATGGCATACGCCATTAGATATTGTGCGGGTTATCAGTTTTCAGTTGGAAAAAGAAAAGTTTGGAATGTTAATGGGGCATCAAATCTCGAGGAATTGAGAGACAGAACTTCCCGTCATGTGATTAGAAGATTAAAAACTGAGGTCTTGGATTTACCTGATAAAATTATTACACCACTTTACCAAAGACTAAGTTCAAGATTATATGAAGAACTTATGGGTGAATACTATGACTGGTACACAAACAAAAAAGAAGAGTCAAAATCTTTGACCATTCAGTTCTCAAAACTAACAAAAGTTAGACAGGTAATTGCTGAAGAAAAAATTGCAACCACAATTGAGGTTGCGGAAAACATTATTGAACAAGGAAAGAAAGTTATAATCTTTTCAAACTTTACAGAACCCCTTCAAAAAATTCATGAACATTTTAAAAAACAATCTGTTTATTTGGACGGGTCAACATCAAAACCAGCAAGACAAAAGGCTGTGGATGACTTCCAAGAAAATGATAAAGTAAAAGTTTTTTGTGGGAATATTAAAGCCGCTGGTGTTGGAATTACATTAACTGCCGCCGAAGCTGTCATTATGAATGACCTTTCATTCTTACCTTCAGACCACGCTCAAGCCGAAGACAGGTCATATAGATATGGACAAAAAAATAATGTACTCGTGTATTACCCAATATTTGAAAACACAATTGAGGGAGCAATCTATGATATCTTATCAAGAAAGAAACAAATAATAGGAACCGTTATGGGTGACATTGAAGAGTCTGAAACAGATATTGTTGAGCAAATCTTGAAAGAAATCAGCAATAGATGAGTATTTATTATTGATGAATAGACTTGAATTAATTTCAGAAAGTTTAATTAAACAAATTAATGGTGAAGAACCAAATGAAGTAAAATTCTTTATCAATGAGGCAAAGACTATTGGTATCGATAAACTTCCATATTCATATTCCGCAATTAGAAGATTCATTGACCCTGAGACAATGAAGATTCATTATAGAAGACATTACAAAACTTATGTTAAAAAATTAAATTCGGCTCTCCGCAAAAAAGATTATGGAGATGTGGAACTTGAGGATATTGTAAAACAAATCTCAAAGTATAGTACGGATATTAGAAACAATGCTGGTGGGGCATTTAATCACGCTCTTTTTTGGAAAATGCTTTCACCAAAATCTCAAAATCCATCGGGAGCAGTTTTAGATAGAATCAAAACTCAATACGGAACATTTAGAAGTTTTAGGACAAAATTTGAGCAAGCCGCAAAATCAAGATTTGGTTCAGGATGGGTTTGGTTAGTTGCAAAAGAAAACGGAAGTCTAAAAATAATGACAACACCAAATCAAGATAATCCACTTATGAATATTATATCACAAGGAGGGTTTCCAATTTTAGGACTTGATTTATGGGAACATGCTTACTACTTAAAGTACCAAAATAAAAGAGATGAGTATATTCAAAATTTTTGGGAAGTAGTAAATTGGGATTTTGTTAATCAATTATATAGTCAAAAAACAAGCAAGAAAAATAATTAGATTCATTTTGATATTTATATATAAAAT